CCAGTAAAACGCCAAAGACAGCAGGCGAGATGACTGCGGCGGAGAAAAAATCCCGCATAGCGCAGAAGAAAAGGCTAGGCCAACCAGCAGGTGCACCCAAGAGGGTTAAACCGCTGAAGAGGAAGAAATAATGGCTACATCCGGTACTACAGCGTTCAACCTAGACTTCACCGAGATTGCGGAAGAAGCGTGGGAGCGTGCCGGTCGTGAAATGCGTTCTGGCTATGACCTGCGTACGGCTCGCCGTTCCATGAACCTGCTGACTATTGAGTGGCAGAATCGCGGCATTAACATGTGGACCATCGAGGAAGGAACGGTAAATTTAGTAGGGGGAACAGCCACTTACGCTCTCCCTGCCGACACTATTGACCTTCTTGAACACGTTGTGCGTACTGGCGATGGGAACATCACTACGCAGTCGGACCTGAATATCACCCGAATCAGCGTCTCTACCTACTCTAGTATCCCCAACAAACTGAGCCAAGGACGCCCAATACAGATTTATGTAGACCGAGGGCAAGCAAATCCGTCGGTAACTGTCTGGCCTGTGCCGGATGCCTCTAGTACCTATGTTTTAAAATATTGGCGTATGCGCCGTATACAGGATGCTGGGGCGGGCGTACAGACCCCTGATATTAACTTCCGTTTCCTGCCCTGCCTTGTTGCAGGGCTTGCGTATTACATAGCGCAAAAAGACCCAGAATTGATGCCTAGAATTCCTATGCTACAAACAGAATATGAACGGCAGTTTGATTTGGCTGCCCAAGAGGATAGGGAAAAAGCGTCGCTTAGTTTGGCGCCGCGTATTTTTGGAGTTAGATAATGGCGTACAAGTATGCGTCAGGTCAAAATGCGTTAGCTATATGCGATGTCTGTGGGTTTCAGTATAAACTTAGGGAACTCAAAGAGTTAGTAGTAAAGGACAAGCGCACCAACATTAAAGCTTGCCCCGAGTGTTGGAACCCAGATCAGCCGCAAAACAGACTAGGGGAGTTTCCAGTTGACGACCCCCAAGCTATACGGGACCCCAGACCGGATTCTTCGGAACTTACGGCCAGTAGGGATATTCAGTGGGGGTGGGACCCAGTAGGGCTTAACGACCCGTTAGGGCTTACACCAGACAATTTAGAAGGCGTAGGTGCTGTAGGCACGGTCACGGTAACTACAAGCTAGGAGACAGAAATGAAAATGAAGTCACGATCAAATGTAAAAGCTCCGAAGATCGTCGAGCATCCAAATCAGCCAGTAAAGTATAGCGTTGCGGATTGCTGCAACCAGCCGCCCAAAGACATGAAAACTACCGGCGTTAAGATACGTGGTGTTGGCGCAGCGACTAAGGGCACTATGGCCCGAGGCCCAATGGCATAAGGAGTAGGGTGTGAATTACACCGAGCTGAAGACCAATATTGAAGACATTTGCGAGCAGTCGTTTACGGACGCGCAGCTTGCTATGTTTACCGATCAGGCTGAGCAGAAGATATACAACACTGTTCAGATACCTGCGCTTCGGCGTAACCAGACAGGTAACCTGACGACTGATAACAAGTATTTAGTATACCCAACGGATTTCTTGTACCCGTTCTCTTTGGCGGTTATTGACGGCGATGGAAACTACGAATACTTGTTGAATAAGGACGTGAACTTTATCCGAGAAGCATACCCCGGCCCTACAGCTACTGGGATGCCTAAGCACTATGCGGTTTTTGACGATACATCGTTCATCGTTGGGCCTACACCCGACACTGGTTATGAGGTAGAGCTACATTATGGCTACTACCCAGAGTCTATTGTGACTGCTGGAACTACATGGCTTGGTGACGAGTTTGACTCTGCCCTACTCAATGGGGCGCTAGTTGAGGCTATACGTTTCCAAAAAGGTGAGCCGGATATGGTCCAGCTATACCAAAAGATGTATGTAGACGCGATTGCGCTACTCAAGAATCTCGGTGACGGCAAGTTGCGAGAAGACATGTACCGTTCTGGCCAGCTCAGAATAGAACCGCGTTAATTTAAGAGGAACACCAAATGGCTATCACTCAAGCAATGTGCACCAGCTTTAAAGAAGAACTTCTTGGCGGTGTACACGATTTAGACACAGACACCATTAAGATTGCGCTGTTTACCAGTTCAGCAACCCTTGGTGCAACCACTACTGCTTACAGCACTACTAATGAAGTGTCTGGCACAGGATATTCTGCTGGCGGTAATACGCTAACAAGCCCAGTAATTGCTACTGATGGCACTACGGCCTACTTCGATTGTGCGGACACTACGTGGTCCACTGCTACCATCACAGCCAACGGCGCTTTGATCTATAACAGTTCTAAAGCTAACCGTGCTATTGCTGTACTGGCCTTTGGTGGTGACAAAACTTCAACTGCTGGTGACTTTACCATCATCTTCCCTGCTCCGGGTGCAAGCACTGCTATTATTCGCATAGCTTAATTGTGTTTTTCACGGGAGATATAGCGCATGGTAAAGATGGTAAACCGCGCCAAGATGACCACCGCTACGACGGGCACAGGCACTATTACGCTTGGCTCCGCCGCATCTGGTTATCAGACGTTTGCAGCCGCTGGGGTATCTAATGGCGATACCGTTCGATATACAATCGAAGACGGCACTGCGTGGGAAATAGGTACTGGCACTTACACTGCCACAGGTACTTTACTCGCTCGCTCCCTTGAAAGTAGCTCGACAGGTTCCCTGCTTAACCTGTCGGGTAGTGCGTTTGTATTCCTAACTGCTGCTGCGTCAGACCTCCAAAGTGATACAGCCAACACAGCTTCTACACTAGTTGCTAGGGATGCCTCTGGTAACTTTAGTGCGGGAGCTATTACTGGTACTAGCTTTGTTTCCTCTGGAAACATGACCTTTGGTGATAATGACAAGGCTATCTTTGGTGCTGGGTCAGACCTACAGATTTACCATGACGGGTCTAATAATTGGGTGGATGGTGTTTCTGGGGCTGTTTTTGTTCGCGGTAGTCGCGTTGACCTTCGCGGTGCTAATAACGAGATGCTTCTTGTTGGCAACCAAAATGGAAACATTGCTCTTTATTACGACAACTCAACAAAACTCGCCACAACCTCCACAGGCATAGACGTTACTGGCACAGCCACAATGGATGGGCTGACTGTTGATGGGACTACAGGTGTGTCTGTTAATGGCATCTACGCAAGCGTAGACCTGATGGAAACTGACGTTACGGATGACAACACTCGCCTTATTAGTTCTGGCGGTGACTTCCGCATCGACACATTAAACGATGCAAAGAACGTATCGACCAAGCGACTGACTATTGACCACGGCACAGGCGACATCTCCTTCTACGAAGACACTGGCACAACGCCTAAGTTCTTCTGGGATGCTTCTGCTGAGCGATTAGGTGTGGGTACTAGTAGTCCTAGCGCAGTTATCCACGCAGTAAACAGCCCGTCTTCTGGTGAAAGCATTGCTATTTTTGAGGCTGCCGCAGAAAAGAACGGCTATGTATATATAAATGGCGATGCAAACAGACGCAAATCATTAGTTTTCCAATCGGCAGGCGTTAATAAATTTAGCATGGGCGTTGGAGATAGTGACGAGCTTTCAGAAAACACCTTCTTTATAGGCTCTGGCATAACAGGCGGTAGCGGGGCTGATTTAGTTATTGACAGCACTGGCAAGGTTGGTATTGGTACTAGTAGTCCTTCTGCTAAGTTACATATAGAAGCATCTACTCCAATATTGAGATTAAAAGCAACGGCAGATACTGAAGATTGTTTAATACACTTTGCTGATACATCAAGTAACTTTGCGGGAGTAATTGCGTACTCACACAATGTCAATGACATGAAATTCTTTACTAACCAATTAGAACGCCTCCGCATTGACTCCTCTGGCAATGTCGGTATTGGCGTTACTTCTGCCGTAGAAAAACTTCATGTTAAATCAAATGATGGATTGATAGCAGTCCAATCCGAAAATGTTAATACAGTAGATGCAATTCAAGGCGGTTACGTTATTTATTCTGGCGATGGCTCTGGCCCCGGTGCTGGAAATCGCGCTGGCATGGCTTCGTACATACAAGATATTTACGGAACTGAGTATGATTTAAGATTTTATACATCAGATGGAACAACAAATTTTAATGAGGCCATGCGTATTGACCCTGACGGCAATGTCGGTATTGGTACAGACAGTCCCATCTATACAGCGGCCTCACGAACTACTACAACAATAAATGGCGCTTCAAGTGCTAACTTATCATTTGGTATTGGTGGCACAGGATACGCAAATCTTTTTGTAGATGCGTCAAGCGTTGAGTTTGGTTCGCAAACCTCAGCAAATCCCGTCAAGTTTACAATTGGCGGTACGGAAAAAATGCGCATAGACAGCAGTGGCAAGGTCGGTATTGGTACGAGTACAGTTCAGGCTGATCTTCATCTTGGTGCTGCAAGTCCACACATAGACATTGGCCCCTCAGCGGGAAACCGTGGCAAGGTCGGTTTTGATAGCAACAATGTCTATATCGGCTCTACGTCTAGCACTGGTGAAATACACTTCAAAAACAACATAGGCTCAACCGATGCTCCGCAGGATTCTGGTGATACCAAGATGGTTATTGCTGATTCTGGCGTCGGTATTGGTACTACGAGTCCGCAAGATATTTTGCATCTTTATGCCTCTAGCCCTACGCTAAGAATCGAAAACACAAGCACTTCTGGTGTAGGTGCTATTGAGTTTTGGGACGCTCAGGCTGGCACTAGTCAAGCAGCTTCTATTAGGTACGATGATGTAAGTAATATATTTTCTATTCAAGGTAACTCTAACGGCACTGTCTTTTCTACACCAAGCAACACGTTCCCCAGTGGATCAGAAGCAATGCGCATCGACAGCAGTGGCAACTTGCTTGTTGGTAAGACTTCTACTGCAATAGGTACTGCGGGAACAACACTTTGGTCTGACGGATTAACAGACCATACTCGCTCTGGCGAAGTAGTGCGAATAAACCGTTTATCTACAGACGGTGATATTGTTACATTCCGCAAAGACGGCACAACAGTCGGTAGTATTGGTGTTAATACTAATGTTTTATACATAGGCGGCACTGAAGGAACAGATGCTTTTATAGGTTTTGGTAACGACATTGTTAGACCAGTAACTTCAACAGGCGCATATCGTGATAACGCTATTGATCTTGGCTACACTGGAATGCGCTTCAAAGACCTCTACCTATCAGGCGGTTTACGCGCAGATACGTTGACGTTTAGCACTCTTGCTGGCACAGAACGTATGCGCATCGACAGCAGCGGCACTCTAATCCACAAAGGCGCTGCCATATTCAATGAGGATGGTGGTGATAGTGACTTCCGCGTCGAGTCTGACACCAACACTCACGCGCTGTTTGTGGATGCTGCAAATAGTCGGGTAGGCATTAACCAGAGTTCACCTAGTGTTGATTTGCATATTAGCTTCTCAAATAACACGACTACCAATCTCGCCGCTGGCTCTGGTTTGTTTGTTAATAACATTGATGTTACGACTGGAACATTAGCACCTATTCTTTTTTCTACCGATAGTGGCAAGCGTATCCGTTCTGCTATAGCTCATGTTGATACAGGTGCTTACGGTAAAGGCGACCTAGTTTTTTACACTATGTCGGATGGGGAAATTAGTTCCGCAACTTTGGACACTGGCGATGAAAAAATGCGCATCGACAGCAGCGGCAACTTGCTTGTTGGTACTACTGATAATAATGTTTCTAGCAATTCTGGTGCTTCTAATAGCGGCATTAATATCGGAACTGCGGGGATTAAGGGTGTTATTTCTGCCGCCGCAGCACAGGTAGTAACTTACCTAAACCGCTTAGGAACAGACGGCGACATTGCTTTGTTCCGAAAAGACGGCACAACAGTCGGTAGTATTGGTGTTGCTGGTGGTTCTACTTACATTGATGGTGGTGCGTCTAACTACTCTTTGATGCTTGCTTCTGACTTTAGACCACGCACAGCAAACGGCGCAGC